TTACTGGAGTCAGCCCGTGTTGACGTGCCACAATCAGTCCACCCACTAGACCACCAAGTCGGTTGCCTAACCCGCCATCACAAAGTATGTGAACAGTTCGCATCAATCATCGGCCAAGGTTTTGTTGTATTCCAACAAGGATCTAGTGGCTGCTGGATCAATTCCTGTGGATTCAGCCCAGGCGGCCCAGGCATAAACATCTTTGGGGAGACACTTGGAATTCACACCACGCTTGTTGGGATAAACAAATGTCCACCAGAGATTCATTCTGGGATCATCTCCGTAAACTGCATCTCTTATGGTGTAATAGTCTACTCCGGCTGCTTCACAGGCATCGTACAACTCTTGGCACTGTAAAACTTTATAAAAAATAGCACGGTTTTCACTGAGTTTGATTATCTCTGCTTCTAGATTGGTCACTTGTCTGATTGTGACATTGGCATTGTACACTGTGGCATAGCAGTCAATCACTGCTCGACGGTCCAATGGGTCGCCGCCTAAGATCATGAACTGTCTTTCTTTCATGGCCAACATAGGATGTGATGGAGTTTCTCCGAGATATTCCGGCTGTACGACAATGCGTTTGTGATATTTTTTGGCCATGGCATCAGCAAACCCCGGCGAGGTAGCTGATCTGATCACAATCAATTCTGTGTCACAGTGAGCTATGGCATTTTCTACCTGACTGCAATCTAGTTTTTCTCCGTTCCATGGAGTAGGCACTGCCAAGAATGCAATGTCACACAGTGGCAATGGATTTTGAAATTCTTCAATGTAGATATCATGTATGTGTGCGTCTGGAAACAAAAGATGAGTGGCTTTGCCTACCCATCCGTACCCAATAATTCCTACTTTCATAAGCTCCTCATAGTATTAAACTGTTATGTCTTCCATACCAGCAGTACGTAGGCGCACCACATGACCCATCTGCCACTGTTTGGTATCTAGGCCTTTCATGATACCCAGCCAACGGTTACGTAGCAGAGCCACTTCATTGATTATGGTTTCAAAGTCAATGACTTCATCTTCGCCGTCCACATATTTTTCAGCATCTCTACTGGTCAGGGCTCTAGCATACCCTTCTAGATATTTTTGAAAATGTCTGCGACGGATCTTACGCAGTTGTATGTTGAGGTAGTTCAACACAGCTTCTATTTCTTGTAGCTGATTGAATCTGTGTTCGGTGATGCCAGGCAAGGCTGTGATGTTTTTTTCCACAAGGCCACCAATGCGGCATTCAGCCTTGGCTGATTCCAGCTCGGTTTCGTAGTGTGCTATAAAATCTGGAATAGCACCAAGGTTGGCCACAACCTTGCTATACCACATTAGTAATCCTCGTCATCGCTGTCATCGTCATCTTGATCTTCTTCGTCATCATCATCTTCTAAATCCTTGAGATAATGCGCAAGAGCACGCTTTACATCGCTGTCGCTTTTGAAAGTTTCTTTGATCTCGTCGGCTGCTACATCGTTGTCAATCAGGACCGATACTAGAGTTTCTGCAGCTTCATCGCGATCCACGGTGTTTACATAACGCTTGATCTCATCCCAAATTTCTCGACTTAATTCTACTGACATGCTTTATTCCTCCGTGGCTGTTTCTTCAGTACTTACCGTTTCTCGCTGATTTGCAAAATCAGCCATGACCTTGTCAAGGCATCCATCTTCATTGCTTTCCCAAGCCTTGCGGAACTGTTTGATGATCTCACCGTCGCTGGTCACAAACATGAGTCGGTTGCCATCTTTCTTTAACAGGCCTTTCTTTTCGGCCAAGTCTGTTAGCCCGCTGTAGGGATTCATACCTGTTTCGTAAGGAATCTTGACCTGCACACCCTCAAAAGGTTTGGCATAGCGTGTTTTCATTACCTTACAACCTGCACGGATGCCCATGACTTCTGAAATCTTGTTGCCATCCTCGTCTTCTTTGAGCTTCATCTTCTTCATAGCAACTACAATAGAACTTGCATAGATAAAACCTTGCCCACCTGAGATCTTGTCGTCAGGATCAAACATGTCTTGGCTGGCATAGGTATGATTGGTACATACCAAGCCCACATTGTAGCTACCAAACATGTTGACGCAGTTACGCACCAGGGCTGTGAGTGCCTTGGGTTTGCGACCCAAGTCGCCTTTCATTTCGCCTGCATCAAACTGATTCACGTCGGTTGGAGTAAGCAACATGCCCAAGCTGTCGATGATAAACATGACCTTGGGACGCTCGCCATCGGGCAAGGCCTTGTAGTCGGCCATGAATGTACTGATGGTCTTGGCCACATCGTCGATCATGGCCATGCTCAACTTGAGCAATTTACTTTCTGATGTATCTACGCCCAGGGCCTTGAGCCAGTCCTCGTCGAGTGCGTTTTCACTGTCAATCAACACCACAAAGATACCTTGTTGTTGTGCGTTTCTGGCGATGTTGCCTGAGCAGATGTAGCTCTTGCCTGCACCCGATTCCCCGGCGAATACAGTGACCTTGCCCAGGGGAATACCCTTGTTAAAGTCGCCCGAGATCAGGTAGTTCAAGGCAAAGTTACCTGTACTGATCCAATCTGTTGGGTCGTTAAATCCAATACTGAGTCCGTCGATACTCTTGGTGATTTCCTTGCGGAACTTGCTTACGTCGAATGGTTTTGCCATGCTAGTCTTCCTTAATTAAAATTTGGTTAATATGTTTATACTTACTTAATTTGTCTTTTACAGTTTCTATATCGATTACATTGCCCAGTGGGATTTTTACATGACCCATGTGTTTATTATACGGGTCTAATCCCTGATTAGTCAACCAATTAATATAGTCTTTGTGATCAAACTGATTAATGCCTGCCAGTGTAAGTGTTGCTTCACCGCTAAAATAATGTAAATTTTTAAATCCCGGATATGATAAATCTAACCCATCTTTATAAAGGTCAAACAAATTTTTACCTAATTCAACATAATGTAAAAATAATGTTCCCGGCGGTATCGTATATTCTGCATACTGGTAGTCGTCCTGTTCTAAAGGGTGTCGTCTATATTGATCTTTATTAAAACTTATGTATAAGTTAGCATCTGGGTCTTGTTTTGTTTCTACTCTATGTATAAAAAAGTTTAGATTTCGTATGGCTGTTTTTAATTCAGTATTTGCCAATGCAAACAATCGAGTAGGTTTTCCATACTCACCACTTAAAGTTTCAAATTTTGTGTGTAGATAGTTGAAATATTCCTGTGGTTGATTAGCTAAATCACTACGAACTTCAATAAAATTTTTTAAATATTGATTAATGGTCAAGCAAGCATTAGTTAATATGTTAGATGATTCATCTAATGTTAACAACGACCAAAATGCTTCTTTTTGATTAAATTCACAATTTTCTGTGCACCACTGCAACTCTTTTGTCCATTTGCGGACAAAAGAGTTGTCATTTAAGTGGATGTCAAAAGATGCCTCCTTAGAGGCACCCAGCACAACTGTTAATTCCATTACTGCTTTTGACGGCTACGAATCATGGCCAAAATATCTTCGGCCTTTTGAGTCGTTGGCTTGGCGGCCACCGGAGCACTTGCTGTTGCAGGTGCGTCATTCTCGTCGTCAAAACTGCTGGCCGCCGCTGGAGCTGGTTTGGTTGCAGGTGCTGGAGCATCTTCATCTACCGCAACAGCACCAGCAGAAGCTGTCACACCTGCCGGACGGAAATACTGACCCCAACGTTCTGTGTCATAGCTTTGACCATCAACTGACGCTTCGAACATTTCCTTGATGACCTTGACTTCGGCTTCGCTGGGCTTCTTGGGCAAGAATGTGCTCAAATCAAACAGGCCGTGTTTTTCGACTGCAGCTTGCTCGGCTTCAGTTAGTGCTGACTCCTTGCGTGCCCATTTGCTGGTATTGTAGTCAGCAAACCCACCTTTGCTGGTCTTGGTGATACGGAAATCCAAACCACGCAACAAATCTGTTGGTAACTCTTCTAAATCCGGATCCATGAGTGCGCTTTTGATCACAGCAAAAATCTGAGGACCAATGATGAATCTACGGATTGGATTCTCAGGAGTCTTGTCATCGCCGAGTGGATTTTCGCGAACGAAACCTTGGAAAATGTAACTGCGTTTTTTCCAATACTTGCGACCCATGTCTTCAAGTGCCTTGTCCTTGAACCAAGTGCGGACTTCTGTAAGCACTGGGCAGGTCTCTTGCCACATTTCCATGCATGGCACTTGGACGTAGACTTGTTTTGAGTCTGCTTCGCCTTTGATGCCATTGAATGGCAAACGGATCATGGCCCGTTCTTGCCAAAAGAATGTGTTCTTTGAATTACCATCAGGCAAGAAACGGAGTGTGGCACTTTGGCCT